GTGTTGTCCATTGTGTTCTGCACACGTTGCATGATTGCGTAATCTACCGGAGTGTGTGACACTTTGGCAAATGCGCGGTAAATGCTCCGCGGGTTGATGAAACACTGGGTCGTGATCGTGCGAGTAATCGTTGCCGAATACACGCTCTGCACGCCCTGGACACATGTCATGTTCATCTGAATACCGGTCCGGAAGGATTGTCCAACCGAATCGGTCTGGTAGCCGGAAGAAACAACACCTGTCGCCACTGCAGTTTGGTAATTTTGAAAAGTACCATTCTGGATTAGGCCAATCTGTGATCGACCATTTAAGGCAATTGATGAGTTCTCCGGCTCCCCGATGTAGATTTCATTCAAGCTGACACCATAATCTGGCTCATTGTCATCCCAATCCATCCGATTCATCACAAGAGTCCCCTCCTTCGCAACAGCCGTTCTCTGATTGTTGAGTTTGGTCAGCTCTTGGGGCGAGCCGGGAGCCAATGAAGACTGCCGACACACCGTTGGAAGCGTGTACACAAACGTATCAGCAACACCGGAATGCGTTTGAGCACGCCGAGTGCAATACTGAGTCAACTTGCTTGGAACATCCCACGCGCCTTGGAAAAGCGCACCCTGCTGGGCAAGATTGTTGGTGTTGTCCATCAGTTCCCAATTGGAACCAAGAACACGCACACAGTCATGTAGAACGTCCTCGTCAAAATTCAGAAATCGGGTCTTGAGGGGGGCAACGGGGCCTTTGATACCCGGTGTAGAACTGGGAAAAGGAGAAGTGCCAGGCTTCATGACGTAGATCGCCAAGCTGCCGGCCGGAATATTCAAAGTTAATCCCGCTCCAGTCCAGGTCGTAGGGAGGGCGCCGTCCGTACCAAGCATGTCAAACAGTCCAGGCGAAGGAGCGGCCGAAACCGGTCCCTGGTCCAAACAGTAAAACATGTTAGCCGTAGTAGCACCCTTGTTTTCAAAGTTCCATTGTGTGATATAGATGTCTGCCGTCCCTCCCGGAGCGACGACATCGGAGATGATGAAATCAAAACTGGTCTTCTGTCGGGTGATGGTGGACAGCCCTCTGATTCCGTCAAAGGGAGAACCGAAGTCCTCCGTGTCAGGATTCTGAAGAGCCGTGTCAACAAACGCCGCAACGTCTTGACTGCTAGGCTTAATGCTATTATCATTAATATTCATATTTAAGAACACTTATCGAAACCCCACCGAATCGACAGCGCCAACTTACGTCGGCGCATCCCACTGGGCCACATAGGCCTGAGCATAAGGATCGTCTTTAAACATCGGCGAAGCAGCAAAATCCCGCGTTGCTATCTGGTCAATAACAGCTCGCACCTGACTTTCGTTGGGTGTTGTTGCCGTCATAAACTGAAGAATCGCCTTCGCAGGGTTCGTATACTTCGTTGTCTTTGTCCGACGGTTGAATTCTGTAGAACAAAACTGCATCACATCACGTGACTTAGTCATCTCCTTAATTTTCTTATGCATTAGTCTGTTCTGCTCAATATATTGCGCTTCATCCACACCTTTGCCATCAAAAATACAGTCATCTCCCATCGTGGCTATCCGCTCAGGGTCCCATTCAAGCCCCATTGCTTCCAATACTGTGCCGTGTCCCATGGACTTCATGGCTCCGTTTCCACTTGACGTAGTTACGTTGCCGGAGTTTTGTTGACCCCGCTCCTCTTGCTGGAGTACGAGCCCACTGGACAAAACAATCACTGATCGAGAACGAAAGAACATCACCAAGAACATCATTTTCATATGCCAGGTGCCATCAGTACACATAATCTGAAGATTCTCAAGAACCGACTTATTCACGTCAATGTTATACCCTAAGGCAGCACACCTCCGCAAACAGTCGGCCATCAAATCAAGAAAAGTGACCGTAGCATCATACATACTATTATCAGTACTAGCTAGTTCAATCCACAAATTTATCACTCCAAACAATTTCTCGAATCCTTCACGCGTCATAGGCATTCCAGACTTAGAATGTACTCTATCCCAATTTTTCACAAAATCATTATCCAAATGCTTTGTAAGCATCTTTCCAACAATCTGATCCACAAGGGACAAATTCCAAATAAGCCTTTCCATGTCCTCCTCAATCTTCGTCAGCTTCGTTGCCTCATTCTTGACGAATAACTTGATCGGGTCATTACCTCCCATCCGCACAATATCATCGGGAGAAAGTTTCCACCACTCGGTGGTCAAAAGATGATTCAAGCACACAAACCGGTGAACAACAAGCGCGAACAAGTCCTTGACATACCGAAGCATGCCAGAGTTCTCTCGGTACTTGTGCTGATACGGAAACCCAGGACCACTTTCTGGAGGGAGTATAGACTCCAACCCATTAATGCACTCTGTAAAGGCCGTAGCCAACGAATAAACGTCAAAGTGCAATTCACGGCTCCGATTGTGTTGTATGCGTTTCCGATCATGTTCTACCTGTTTCCTAACAATTCTTGCAGGAATAGTCAACGTTTTCGCCAAATTCAAACTCTGTTTCTTGATCTCATGAGCTCGAACCGAAAGAAACTCGACATGACCACCTCGCGGTGGCATAGCAAGCTCCTTAAGTTTAGGGTACATCGCGTAGTACATTTCCAATTCTTCTTTCGACCGCTTTATGGTTGTAGGCGGAACAAAGTTTCTACCCAACGGCCGTGACCAGCCAAGGATTTTCCACTTCGTAGCACCGCCACAAGCGATATCTTCGTAACTATACACATCGCCATCCGGAGCGACGGACCCATGAAGCCTCCGCTCCAGTCCGTCCCAACCATCCTCCGTTCGACGTGCATAGTAGACCCACTTATTTTCATGTGGCTGGTCTAAAGCCACATTCGCCCCATACTCACCCGACCCCTGATAAAAATGGCACCAGAGCTGTTCACCTTTCGTGGCATAATGTGTTAGCCACTCTAGTTTGCGAGCTCCAGTGTCGAAGTCATTTCGGATGTCTTCTTCTGAGTTGGTTCCGGTCTCATTGGTTCCCCCTGTGAAGAGGCGCCATGGGTCTGTTTCATGGAGTGTTGTTGACCCATCGTCTTTGTCGACGCTTGATCCGCTCCACCGGAC